GCTGATACTGAAATCAAGGGCATGATATACGACTTGCACGGGTCGTTTTCTAACGGTTTATGGGATAGATGGATGATTGAAGAACCGGAGTTTTCGGAAACCATAAAAAAGGGGCGGCTATTGTCGCATGCATGGTGGTTAAAACAAGGCCGGGAAAAATTGCTTGATAGAAATTTCAATGCAGCACTCTGGTATATGAACATGAAAAACCGGTTTAAATGGAGCGATAAACAAAAAGTAGACATCTCAGACAAGGTTATCGTTGTAGACACATTCGAGAATGCGGAACTGCCGGAGTGACATATATCTTAATGGGAAGCCGAATTTCTTAAGTCCATAAAAGGGAATTCTCTTACACCCTAAAAAGGGGCGCGGATATGTGGGTATTACCCCGGGTGTCAAACGCGAAATTGAGGCGCCAGAGCACCCACAGAGTCGGTTTTACAGACATTACAGACAGATTCTGTTAGCGTGTTATAATAAACTTCGGATGCTGGTTCATTCACCCCCCTTGACACAAAACATCATACACGTATACAATTAAAACCGTATCGTGTTTTGAAAGGATACTTGTATGAAAGCAAACAAGTTAATCATTGCAGGCGTGAACCGGAAAGGCGGGTCCGGGAAAACAACACTGATTTACAACCTGGCCGGCATACTTGCGCAGCGAGGGCACCCGGTAACCATCCTAGACAGCGATCCGCAGCGATCACTACACAGCACCTGGGAACGGCGACGGGAGGATATACCCATCGAGGTAATACCGGTGAGTGAAGAATTTGAGCTTGACCATGAGGTATTCAAGCGGCCAGGATACATATTTATTGATACTCCCCCGGTTATGGCGGCACCCATCCGGCGTGCACTTGCCGTCGCAAATATCGCACTGGTACCCATCCGGCCGTCACCTCTCGACTTGGCAGCATCACTGCCGATACGCGATTTAGGCAGCAAGGCCAGGGAGGTGAATCCAAGGTTGAAACTTCATTGGGTGATTAATCAGATAAAGAAAGGCACGGTTATTGCCGATATTATCAGGGAGGCTTCGGCTAATCGCGAAAAGTTGCCAATGGTAAAAACGACAATTCCGGACACCGTGGCACTGATGGAAACTATGGCATACGGGATCCCGCTGTGTTATTACCAAAACAACCACCCGGCAGTGTGGGCATTCAAACGGTTATTGAAAGGGGTGTTACATGGGAAAAAAGAATGATCTGAGAAAGGCGTTTGCGGAAAACGGGCCGGGGTTTGATGAAATGGAAAAAACGCGCAGAGATGACAAGTCAGGAAACAAGGATACAAACAAAAAAACATCCAACGATAATATAAGCGCTATCGGCAAGCGTGCGACATTTTACATTAGGCCAAAGTTGTTGGTTGAATTAAAGGTATTATCCGCGCGGACCGGCACCAAACAATCAGAGCTTGTTAATGATGCGATCCGGGATTTGCTCGAAAAATGCAAGTAGTAATCTTAAAACATAACACTACCTAAACCGCACAGTATGTTATATAATCTAGAATAATGAGCCAGGTAGAGAAAAAAACAGGCAGCCCGGGCACGGGATTATTGGAGGCACCATTTAAAGCGTTTTTTTGGGGGCTGGGGATTACATTAGGAATAATGGCCGGGATCGTCATAGTTCTTATCACCTCCAAATATTTAACAGAAAATAAGCCGTGGATATTACCCGACGAAATAAAGAACACCACAACCGCCATCTCTAAACCCAGAGAACCGCCATCGTTTAACTTTTTTAAATCGTTTTATGGTAGCAAATATAACAAAAATACAGAACCCGTCTATATTGAATCGTGGATGTGGCGGTTGACTTATGAGGCGCGTACATCTGGAGGGCATGCCAGCACAGTGATTTACGTTTTTCGCGTCGATGACAACCGGTGGATCGAAAGGATCGAAACTAAAGAGTCAAAAGTTGTCACGCATATTTACCAAGCGGGTGATTTTTATATCAGAGTCGATCCGGCTCAAAATGTAATGAGCTGGGACATTACCATTGATATCCCATCATATTAGCTGATTTAGAGAAAACCGAGGCCGTAGAATCGTTTCTAACGGCGTTTGTGTGTCCGGGCAATATGATATCCACCCCTAGGTGAGGTGAAAATACGGGCAAAATATCAACTGAACGGTTAATAAAAAATCCGTTGTTGTGTCTCACCTCCCAAGTGTCACCCACTATCATTTGAGAAACCGCGCTGATATCTCATTCTGAATGTAACATTTTCTCGAAACGTTACATTGCGAGGCCGGTACAATTTTACTTGTAAAAAAACTTGTTTGTATGTTGACAAACAAACGGGAGGTGATATAATAATAATAACTTTAACGGGAGGTAGTAAGATGAAAGGTTGCAGGCCATTAAAAGACAGCGAAATAAAAAAGATACTCAACAGCTTTTGGGGAAAGTATGCGAATCGGGACCGGGCGTTATTCGTCCTGGGTTGTAAATCCGGATTCAGAGTATCCGAGTTGTTGAGTTTGCGGATTCAGGACGTATACCAACATGGGGAGATTGTGGACCGGGTGACCATCGAGCGCCGGCACATGAAAAAACATATTGAAGGCCGGACCGTTTTATTACACCCGGACGCCAAAAAGGCTTTGACTGTTCTGATTGACGAAATGAAGCACTCCGGCCAGGCCGCAGCTGACAACTTTTTATTCCAGAGTCGCAAGGGCGGCAAGTCAATATCACGAGTTCAGGCATACCGGATATTGAAAAACCTGTTTGATGAATGCGGCATTAACGGCAAAGTTGCAACCCACAGCATGAGAAAAACTTTTGCGGACCGGGTATACAAACACCTGGGTAATGACATTGCCAAGACACAAAAGGCACTCGGACACAAGTCTATCAACAGCACCGTTTCATATTTGAGCTTTAGTGAATCCGAGATAGATGACGCCATCCTAGCAATCTAAAAATGACCCCTACCTCATATTTTCCACCGCAGGCGGTCACTGTGCCGTCTGTTTTCTTTTTTGTTGTATTCCGACGGGGAAACGCACTTGCCGACATTCAGAAACGATCTTGGGTGATTCTGAGCGGTTTTTACTTTTTTAAGGGGCAAGCTAACGACCCAGAAAATTTATCGTGGCGGCCTCGCCTTTTTAAGTTATTGAGATGCTTACAAAAAACGTAATTCAATGAGACAAGCTTTGTAAATTGTAGCTTGACATTCATTAACATTATGCTTATATTGTACCTAGAGGTATATGAGGTCATGAGTGTATATAGTGAATGGAGATATAGAAAGCAAGTGGTAGTTTTCCCACCCGAAATCCGTCTAAACCAAGGAGGAACAAGAATGGGGAAAAACAAATTTATTCTTTGTTTATTACCAGTTGGAGTAAAACATATCAGCAAGGCGCCGAATTAGAACAACACCCCCCACAATGGCGTCACCGGGAATATTCCCACCAAAAACCCGGATCGTGTAATAATCTCTTTATCCACAACATCTTGCTAAATATCATTGACTATACCACCAGATCTATTGTAGCATGTTCACGCTCGCTGGATTTATTCAAGGATTCATCCGGTGGGTACAAAATAAAACCCCGACAAGGGCTTTTGTCGAGGTTATTGTTTGACAAAAAAAGGTTTATTTTCCTCCTGACAAAGGAAAGTATAACCCACCTAAGTTTTCTGTGTCAACAATATCCCGTCAAAAGTTTGCGTTGGACTGTAATTGGAGGGCTGAATAATGCCTAGAACCAAATCACTATCTGACATCGGAATTTTTAACGTATTGCGAGCATTCAAGATGGGATACGCGCAAGTGTATGACATGGAAGCGCGCGGAGTGCTGCCGGCCAGGGAAAACAGCAAGGTTTCACCGGAATGGATTGAAGCGCTTGCAGCCTGGCATGAACGGGTCAGGGGTGAACTACCCCCGGAAGCTGCCGAACTGTTAACGCAGATCCGCGATTAGTCGCGATACCGGAAACAGTAAAATGGCAGAGCCAGATTTCTACCGGACATTTCCGGAAAAACACCGACGTATCAAGCGACTAGTCAAACAGCAGCGGGAACCAAACGAGGTGGCACCCAGGGCACTCGCGATCCGGTTACATTGTGCGGAGTGTATGGGATATCAGATCAAGGATATAGCTGATTGTCGAGGTGAGAAATGTTGGTTGTATCCGTATCGGATGGGAACATCACCTCCCGGCCTGAGAAAATCACCAACCCGGAAACAGATTGACGCTTTAACAGCGGGACGCAAAACACAGCGGTTTTTACAGCGCGAAACATCAGGGCAATACAAACACCTTACCGACACCAACAAACGCGAAATGGCGCGCGAAAAACCGGTTAAAAACGAGGATTCGGAACAAAGTATTCCAGTGGGTGTGTGCGCGGATCCCGGTGACGGTGACACATCATGAAACGGGTGGTTTTCATTGGGATTGATCCGGGATTACAAGGGGCAATCGGTATCATTCATGACGGCCAGGTTGAGGCATTCAGTATGCCAACACACCGATCCGGCCGGCGCAAGGTGTTGGATGAATCGAAAATAACGGCATTACTCCTGAGAGCCAGGGCGCGCGGTGACGTTATCGCGGGAATTGAAGAATCACACGCGATACGCGGCCAGGGTATCACATCGACATTCAGCACCGGTCATGGGTTCGGGTTCATGAAAGGCGCACTGGCCGGCCTTGGTATTCCATATCAGATTGTTAATGCTAAAACGTGGCAACGATATTTTTTCCAAAACATACGCGGCCAGGATACCAAGACACTGAGTTATCAGACGGCATCGAGGTTGTTTCCAGAGATCGAATTGACCGGACCGCGCGGCGGGATCCGTGACGGCAAGTGTGATGCACTCCTGATTTGTGAATATGTCCGGCGCGGCCAGGGAGGTGAGGCTTGACTTATGGATAAAAAAGAAAGGCCGGAACCCAGGGCTAGGGCACCGGCTCAACACAACACAAGACGCGGTAATATACATCCTGATATCGAGAAATATTATACCAAAAAATATCCGATAATAAAAGTAAATAATAAAAAAGAACCATCCGTTAATGAGGGTGACACCTGGCAGCGTGATTTTGATTTATCAGAGTTTGAGGGCGTTTCTAACGTTGGGATCCGCATTGGTATTGAAATTCCAGGGCAAGGATTCCTTGTTTGCATAGACAGCGACGGGAACCCAAACCCGGACCTCCCGTGGACTGAGCAAGATGAAAACATTGATCGTGAATTTGAAAAACATCTTGAATCATTGGGTATTCCTGCCGACACATTGACTGTGCGCAGCGGCGGCAAGGGCGGTAAACATCGGTATTACCGGGTGACGGTGAACCCTAATAATGGCGGCGGGCTGTATAACCTGCAAGCAAAGAAAAACCCGGCCAGGAAAAGCACCAAGACCGGGAAATGTTGGACCGTCCCGAACTTCCAAGGCACCTGTATTGAAGTGTTTGTGCATGGCCGTCAGATGGTGACACCTCCCAGCAAAGCAAAGACTGAATACCAAGTGATACATCCTGCCGGCGCAGAGTTTGACGTGAAGCACGCACGGGTGGTTGACAGCGCCCTTATACATAAACTGATCGACAGCCTGCAACCGTCACCATCACCTCTCTTACACTCCCCAAAAGGACGACATTCTGAGAATGTCTTTACCAATAACACAAATATACTTTTCCGTAAGGCTGGGGGCGTCGAAGCAAACGACACAGTACATATTTGTGTTATTGGTAGAGAAAAACAGATTGGATTACCAGACGGGGTAGAGATACCGGGAAAAATGCCGGTCTTGGATGATGTAAGGGACATATGGAAAACACGTAAAGTATGGGCACTCATGATAAGGCTTGCCTCAGAGCAACTCTATGGAGTTCCACAGGCGGTTTATAGAAAACAGACGGCGCGGGGGGTGTGTACAAATAGGTTTAATTGTGTGTTGCATCCTGAGTCTAATCCATCTGTGCAATTGATAAAAAATTCGGCAGGTGAATGGCGTTACCATGAGTATCACGGGAGGTCAGAAAACGCGGGAAAATACAACATGTCAATTCAAGAGGTGTTCGCAATACTCCGGACCGGTGATGAAAGCATTATATCAGCGGATAAGCGGGATCCGGAATTTCACAGTTATTGGACCCGGCAAATGGTACACTATTTTGACTTGTGGACCCGTGAAGCAATCGACACGCGCCAATGGTGGGATGGTTTCAAACCCCGGATAGATTACCTGCCGGATGACTTGATACTGACAGCCAATACCATCATATACGAGGGCGTGAAACATCTGCGGTATGGACATGGTGAATTTATCGCATCGAAGCGGCATATTTCAGGACAGCTTGACAAAATAAACGAATACAACACCAATAAATTCACAAACATGCTGGTTACTCTGGATATGATAAAGAAAACAGACCGTTACAAAAAATTGAGGCGGGGAGAGACACCATACTTTACCATTAATGTCACTGCCGACATTGAGACCATCAAACAAAGGTGGGAGGTGATGACGGAAACCGGGATTGATAAACCTTATAAATTTAACAAACCAAGCGTCGCACGGGTGTTTGGGCGTGACATGGCAAACTACGTGTTTAGGCGTTCTGCCAGAGATTGAAAGGGGCAATTATGAAAAACAAAACAACGGATATTGGAACTATCCCAAAGCGGGATGACTGCGACATCAAAGCGCAGCTGGTACAGTTCAAAGGGGCGTTTTACTGTGATATCAGAGAGCATTTAAACTCAGAACGATACACAGGACCGACAGCCAAGGGACTGCGATTTAATACCGAGAACTGGCCGGCATTTTTTGAACTGATGAAACAGATTGACGAAACGATAAAAGAACAGGCATAGCACCGGGGAGGTTTTTCATGGCTAAAACAAAAAAACCTGGACGTCCAAAGAAAACTCTCGACATACTGCCGGATGGATGGCAGGAATTAATCCTTGATGCCTACAGAGAGGGCGCAGCTGATACTGAAATCAAGGGCATGATATACGACTTGCACGGGTCGTTTTCT